AAAGCATCAGTAGCTTCTTGTTTTGAATAACCGTTCTTGTTGATCAACCAATCACGTTGTTCATTAATACCAGCTTTTATTAGATCAGCACCAAACTGAGTTTCACCGGTAGCACGATTAAATTGAGCACCGAGCCTCCATTTACCAAGAAGAATTTCGTCACCAGTTGCTTTAATGGTTCGATCCTTAAGCTCAAAAGCTTTGTTGTTTACATCAGCTTTGAGATCAGCAATCGTTGCGCCAATAAGCGGATCAATCTTTGCAGCTCTAAAAGCTTCTGGAACGTCTGCATACGGCGTTAGAAGCTGCTGAGCTTTAGCAGCAATAGCAGCAGCACGTTCAGCAGGAGAGCTAATCTCAGCCAACCTAGAGGCTTGTTGCTTACCCCAAGCGGCTAGTTCAACAGCTGCAGTTTGACCAGCGTTAGTGGCCTTGGTGTCGTAGAAGAAGAAGTTAACCCAAGGATTACTCAGTCGAGTTTGATTAGCAAGAGCAATCTCACCTTGCTTTTGAAGACGCTTGGTTTCATCAGCAATAGCTTGAGTGTCTTCAAGAGCTTTTGCTTCTTGTTGCAGAAGAGTCTCTGCTTGGCGTTTCTTATCTTCTTTGTACTTTTCAAAGATCAGATTCTGCGTAGCTTGAAACATCCCGTTTTCACCCAGGAACGATTCAATGCTTTGAAGGGTCTGACGGGTCTTGGTATCCTCTTGGAACCGACGACCATACATCAACTGTCCGCCAACCTGTTCAGGCGTAGCAGCAGGACGAGCAGGTTCTGGAAGCCGTTCAGGAGCTGCAGGAGCCTGTGTCAGATCACGGACCTGACGCTGAGGGGTAATACCAAAACTACTTGTCATGGCTGATAAATCTGTAATTCAGGGTTAGTAAATGTTTCAGTTGTTGAATTTATCTCAGCAAAATTAGCTGATGGTTTTGAGCTGCTATAAAAAGATCTGGATTGAATTTCTTTAGGTTTAGGAGGCAGCATATCCTGATAACTCTGGAAGGCGTTAAAACCTGCTTGAGCTATCTGCATCGTAAGAGCAGAACGTGACGGACCACTAACTCGTGACGGTTGAACAGCTTTAATAGGCAGCGGAGCTAGAGGCTTAACTGGATCAGCAATTGGTTGAGGGTTGTAATACTGAACTTGATTGGTCGTATTCTCACGAGCAATGTTTGCAGCTTCAGCAGCTCTGATCTTGTCGTTAAGACGGAAGTTACGGGTGATCTGACGGTTACTGACGTTAGCCAGATACTGTTGGTTGTACTGCTGTTGGAGACTTTCTACAGTCCTACCAGCCTGTCCAGAAGACGCTACACGAGCTTTTGCACCAATAGCTTGAGCCCTGATGCTTTCCAGCTCAATAGTGTCCTTAGCCTCTTCCTCATAAAACCTACCTTCAAGGTCCGCTAGCTGTCGTTCAAAGTTCTTGGTAGCAGCAGTAGCTACTTGACCCTTATACACAGCTTGCTGTTCAGCCAGCATTTGTTCATACTGACGACGCTTTTCAACGTAATCAGATTCTCGATACCAAGCATCCAGTTGGAGTTCGTAGTTTCTGTAATTTTGTTGATTTACATTTGCATACTCTGTCCAGAACTGCCTACGAGCTTCTGCTGTTGCACGTTTTGCTTCAGCTTCTTGAAAGTCGTAAGCACCTTTAGCTGCAATAGCGTTTACTGAGAACTCAGCAAGCGACAGGATGGAAGGAAGACTAAAAATAGTGTCCTTTAGTTTGTTTAGATCAGAAGGCTGTTTAGGTTCTGCCATTAAAACTTCCTACCAGCAATGTTGAAGTACAGACCAGTCCACTCAAGAGCTACAAACTTAGCCTGATCAATACTGCTATTCACTAGCTCCACTGTAACTTGATCGTTCTTACTTAGGATATGCGCTCTGAATTTAGCTTGCTCAAATGGCTCCTCCTCACTCAACACAATGTTTGCATTGAGAGGATCCCTGCGATCAAACTCATACGTTGAGGTATCCCTAAACCTAGGAGTCACTTGAACCTGAAAGTATCGACTGTCGTTGTAGTAGAAGTCGATGTACTTTAGTTGAAGACGACCAGAACGAGAACCAACAAAAGTGTTCTCAGTAGCAGCCCGATCAAATGGCATAATTGTCGGAGGCTGATACCTAAACGTAAACAGCTCTCCAAACGTCCAGGAGCTAGCTGAGAAGTCACCAATGCTGTCGCATACAAAGCTAGTGACACCTGCAGGTACGTTAGCTGCCACAATCCAGCGTTTATTAGCTTCACTAGAACTAGCTGCGTTTTGCTTAATTACGACAAACTGACTGGTGTTAACAGTGCGGTAAGGCAGCGTAACAGTTGTTTTGTTTGTAGCTGCGTTGTAAGAGAAAGACGCAGTACCAATGTCAGTGCTAATAGAACTAGAGATCCGTCGATCAAGTAGAAACACCTCATCGCTATTTTGAGGCGGTCTTGAGACGTTAATCGCTTCAAGGTAATACTCAGTGCTAGCTCCGTTCACATAGCTTGTAGTGGTAAACAGAGTGCTCTCAATGAAGTCACACCAGTGAATGTTCTTGTTCGGGAAGGTCCACTTATGCCAAGCGTTCTGACGATTGGTTAGAGAGCCACCAGAAGCTTCCCAGAAGAACTGGTAGACATACAGAGTGTCAGGATCGTCAGCGCTGAGAGCAATCAGGAAGTTATCAGTTTTACTGACAGCCAAAGAAGCGATGTTCTTAGGGATGTACTTTGGAATCGTTTCAGTAATAACAGCCGTTTGGCCGAGGTTAATACCAACTGTTCTGTCAGTCGTGATGAACGTATGGAATCCAGTGAAGTCTCCTTCTTTAACAGGGAACAACACTTGAGGTCCAATCTGTTCAGGCTTTACCTTGTCCTCCATGCTGATCGAACTGATTCGACCCACAGCAGCTGTTTGAGGACTGAACGTAACGTTGTCACCAGAGTACAGACGGAACTGGTTCTCGCTTGAAAACAGTACAAGTTCATCCTGCTGCTGCAACGCAAAGTTCAACACAGCAACATCGTTACTGATTGCAGTCAGGTCAATAGGATCGTCATCTACAACCTGTACTGCAGACTGCTGCCAAAAGTTAAAGTAATCAGCAGCTTGGCTAAGGATTACGTTTTCACCGCTGATGAATCCAAGACGGTTTTTAAAAAACACCACATCGTTAATGGTGTTGTTTACAAACGAAGGGCCGGGGTTCAAGGTCTCATCACCAGACAACCTGGAGGTCCATCCAGGAAGGTCTACGGTGACTGTTCCATCGGTGTAGTTACTGTCGTTAAACGGTTGTAGTGTAAACCGAACAAGCCCGTCAGCGTTCTTGTAATAGATAAAGGCATGAGGCATTGTTGCAGCACTCAACACCCCTCGGCTACCAGGAGCACCCTCTTCAACCCAGGTACCTTTACCAAACGTCCCGTCTGTTGTGGTGTTCTGAGCGTCAAAGCTGAGGTAATAAGAGCTCTGGTCTGCAGAACCATCAGGAGCAACCTTAACGGTATAGCCCTCCCAATCCAGCGGAGGAAGCTCTGTAATGGCACTCACACGGTCTGTGAAGCCAGACATAAGGCTGTTACCACGAGCATCGGTGGCAGTCAGACTTTTGATGTACCTAGAAGAACTAACAAGGCCAATTAAGAATTGAGAGCCTTGAACATCAAAGGTCAGTTTGTTATTGATATCAGTGTTATCAAGGCCGTGTCCAGCAGTAAGAGTATGAGTACCGTTAGCTGTTGCGTTTACAGCAACCCCTGCTTCAGTGACAAGGGTAAAAGAGCTAGTACCAACAGTACCAACAAAAGTATTTGCTGGAATACCAGTGCCAGAAATAACCTCACCGCCATGAAGATCTTTAATATCTGCAGCAGTTACAGAAGTTACAGTGTTGCTACCAGTTGAAAGAGAACCAGTAACGCTTGTTGTGTAGCTAACAAGACGAGCAGCAATATCTTCAGAGCTAACAACGTTGGTATTGCCACTACTGTCAGTAAGTGAAGGAGTCACATAGTGACCGACAATGATGTCGCCATCGTCTAGTTCAACTGTGACTTTGTACTCAGTGTCATAATCAACCAACTTGACCCACACTTGACCTTTGATTGGTCTATAGGCAGAACTAACAAGACCGACGTTAAACCTTGTAAGAGTCTCAGTGCTGTCGTAAAGAGCTACCTTTTGAGTGTTTGTAATAAACACATAGTCTTGGAACGAGGTAGCCCTAAACCGATCACGAGCTTTCCCAGCACCACGAAGGTATTCAAGATTTGTCGTGGTGATGTTGGCAAAGATTTGTTCTACAGGAACAACGTTCAACTCTGTACCAGACAGCTCTTCTACGTTTGCAATACCCGCAACAAACGTGTTGCTAGAAGCAATCGTTAAAGTAACACCGGTAGCTGTAGCTGTAGCGTTCTTACTCAGCGTAAGTTTTGCTCCAGCAGTATCAATGGCAGAAATAACAGTACCAGTAGGAATACCAGAACCACTGACAGAAGCTCCTACATAAAGGTCTGTGGTCATTGAACCGCTAACACTACTAACCACGGAAGATCCGCTAGTAGTGTTTGCTGTACGAGTAATGGTACGGCTGTCGTCAGCAGCAATCAGAACAAACCGTTCAGTGCTACTACGGTTGTAAATAAAGTACCAAGCCTCATCCCACTTAATAGGGTTTACAAGACTGGCTCCACCAGCGTTCTTGGTAAGCGTATCAATGCGCTTTACAGGTACAGAACCAAGACGCTTCTTAAGACCCTCTACAAGGTCACACACGCCGTTCTCAAGAACCTTTGCAAAGCCAGGCAGTACAAGACTGTCAGCCTGTTGGTTAACACCTTTGTTAAGTGGTGTAATAACTTGGCTAAGAAGTTCTTTAGACATCAGCGATCAAGAATGTCAGGAGCAAATACAGTCATCACACGGCCACCGTACATATCATCAGGACCACTGATGTAGTTGTAATTCTGAGCCATGTCTTCAGTACGCTTCAACGTTTGAAGAGCGTTCTTCTCGTCCTCCGCTGTATAAGCTTCAATACTGGAGGAAGTCATTGCACGGTTAGAAAACATCCGTGCGGCACGAATCATGATGTAGCGACGACCAGTCTCTGGAATGCTGTCCCAATCCAACTCTTCAATAATCTCAGCAACAAGATCACTGGTGGTACCAGTTACAGCTACACCAAGACTGCCTCTCAGATCGTATGTATTCTTAACGCGATCAAAAAGCCGCAGACCGCGAAGAACAAACCTTTGAGACGGGTACGACAGCGGATTGAATCGTACAGCCAAGGTGTTACCAGGAAGCTGGGACTGGCCTGTAGAAGCGTCCAGAGGAATGG